TTGCACCAGTGGTGTTATTTTGCAAACTACTATTAGAAACAGCAGTATTGTAGTTGCCTGTTGTGTTACTCGTCATACTAGCCGAGCCGACTGCTGTGTTGCTTGCGCCTGTGGTGTTTGCGTCAAGCGCCTTCCAACCAATTGCTACATTGTCAGCTCCGCTCGTGTTTGTGTTAAATGCTTGATAACCAACAGCGGTATTTCTTGCGCCTGAAGTGTTGGCCACACCCGCACCACTACCCAAGGCAGTTAAGAACGGAGACCCAGAATCAGTCTCGCCTATCAACGTAGCAGCAGGTGCAGATAAAACAATCTTAGACCCATCGTAGGTCATTACATCGCCAGAGCTTGCACCAGACTGTATTGGCGGTATGCGGAGTGTTCCTGCCGTGGTGTTGCCTATGGTTATCTCGTTAGAGACTGTGGCTGAGGAAGCTATTGCGTTATAGCCAATAATTATGTTGGTAGAGCCTGTGGTAGTTGAATAACCCGCTCCAGAACCAATAGCTGTGTTAAAACTACCTGTAGTCGCGCTTAAAACGCTGTCACCTACACCTGTGTTCTGCTGACCATCTGTTACCAATTTAAGTGATTGATAGCCAACACCAATATTTCTAATGCCAGTCGTTACATTTGCAGCGGCTTCCCTACCAATACCAACACTTCTAATCGCAGTAGTAACATCTAATAGTGCCTCATAACCAACAGCTACGTTGGATTCGCCTGTGGTGTTTGAATAAAGAGAACGATAACCAACGGCATCGTTACGTAAGCCTGTGGTGTTGGAGTAAAGGGCTTGATAACCGACAGAGGTATTGTATGACCCTGTGGTGTTAGCAAACATATTGTATCCGCCAAGTGCCGTATTTGTTACACCTTCGGTATTTTTATCAAGCGTGTTTACCCCAAATGCTGAATTAGAATACCCTGTAGTGTTTTCACCTAACGCTTGGCGACCAACAGCTACGTTTCCTGAGGCTGTTGTGTTTTTATTTAATGCTTGATAACCAAGAGCTACGTTGTTTGTGCCTGTGGTGTTAGTTTCTAATGCCTGATAACCAATGGCAGTGTTGTTTGTGCCTGTGGTGTTAACACCTGCACCACTACCCAAAGCCGTCAAGAACGGAGACGCAGAGTCAGTCTCGCCAATCAACGTAGCAGGGACGGCCTGAGACACCCAAGTAGAGCCGTTAGAGGTAAGGACGTTGCCTGATGTGCTTGGGGCTACAGTTTGTACTGCGCCTGTGCCGTTACCAAGGATGACGTTGTTGGCAGTGAGTGATGTAGAGCCTGTACCGCCGTTAGCGACAGGAAGAGTGCCAGTAACTTGGGAGGCAAGGTTTACGTCAGACAGAGAACCCCCGAGAGTCAGATTGCCAGAGCTTGTTACAGTGCCAGAAAGGGTTAAGCCTTGGACTGTGCCTGTGCCGCCTACACTTGTTACCGTACCACCGACTTCGGTAGGGTTAGCGTTTAATACCGCAGCGCCTGCGCCTGCGCCGTCTGTGACGACCATGACTTTAGAGCCATTAGGTACGTTGACCGTAGCGCCTGAACCCTGTTTGATCGTAATGGTCTGGCTACCTGAAGTAGCGTTCTCAATCATCCACACCTTAGAGACGGTGTTTGGCCCAAGAGTGACTACGCGAGTAGTGGTCAGAGAAACCGCAGAGGTAATTTTTAAATACAAAGAGCGCGTGGCGTCTGCACTGAAGTCAGGCATTGTGAAGGTTTCGTTGGCGTCAGCCGCCATTTCCTTCGTGCCATAGCTAAAACCGTCAGCGATAAGCTCAAGGTTGGTGTTGGTGCTGTCACCCCAAGTGCCGTCTTCGTCACCGGTGGTAATCTCTTTGAGTCTTAAGTCGTTGTCGTAAGTAGCCATCTATTTTCTCCAGTGCCTACACTAAGGTAGAACCGCCAGCGGGCGGGACGCTTGTCGCGTAAATCTTTGTATTCTGACGCAAGTTTAGTGCTTCGCCGCAATCTGAGCAAGTATCCGCACTAAGTTCAGACTCATCCACATCGTGTCCGCAGTTAGCGCAAACCACTTCAATCTCATGCTTAGGGTCTATCGCATCGCCTAGTTGTACTGCATCTTTTACTATTTTCACGCTGCTATCTCCGTCCAATTTGGTGTTTGGCTATCGTCTACGTCTACCCAGCCTGCGTTTTGATCGGGTACTATTTCGCCCCAGACTAATACATTTCCAACTCTACCTGTGCCCTGTACGCCAATGGCGTATACCGTAGCCGTGCCTGTTTCTGTGGTTTCGCCTAGTGCTGTAGTTCCTTGGACGCCCGTGACGTTAACAGTGGCATCCGCTTCTGCTGTCGCCGTACCTAGTGCTGTAGTGCCCTGAACACCCGTAACATTTATTACGTTGTTGGTGATTAAAGAAACAGTGCCTAGTTGGGTAGTGCCCTGTACGCCAATGGCGTATACCGTTGCTCCGGCAGATACAGTCTCTTCACCGAGGGCTGTGGTAGCTTCCACTCCAGTAACATCAACAAGCGCAGAAGCGGCGGCTATGACCGTACCTACTTCACCGGTAGCAGCGTTACCAAGGGCCTCAACAGCTCCATCAGCTTCAACCGCGATGTTACCAAGTGCTGTAGTGCCTTCGACACCTACTGCGTTTACTGATACCCCAGTGCCTTCAATGACGGTTTCTTCGCCAAGGACCGTAGTACCTTCAACACCCGTTACATCAACTACCGCAGAAGCTGCAACGCCCGCGCTGCCTATTTGTCCCGTGCCTTCTACGCCTGTTACTTCGGCTAGGGTACGTAGATCAACGGTAACTGAGCCAATATTTCCTGTAGCTGCGACCCCGATAGCGTTAACAATAGCATCAGCTTCTACTGTGGCGGTGCCTAAAGCACCAGTAGCGGTTACCCCAGTTAAGGAGACATTAGCTTCGGCGACTACTTCAACAGACCCAACTGCACCGGTAGCCGCATTACCAAGAGCTTGGATAGCCCCATCAGCCTCAACAGCGATATTACCTAACGCAGAAGTACCAACAACCCCTGTAACAGATACAGTAGCATCAGCAGATACAGCCTCATTGCCGAGCGTTGAAGTTCCAGAAACCCCATCTACAAAAATAGTGGTAGTACTAGAACCCCAGTTGTCTCGGCCCCAAGGACCTGAACCCCAGCCTATGTAATCCGTCGAAGAGGCCATTTAGCCTCCTACTAAGCGATACGGATTATAGCGTTGCTCGCGTCAGCAGCAGGGAAGACAATAGTAAAGTCGCCCGCAGTAGAGGTCTTGTCCGCACCGAAGTCCAGAACCGCAACAGCAGGGTTAGTGCCGCCGTCAGCTAAGTAAATCAAAGCACCGCGAGCCGTAATGGTCGCTGAAGTCCACGTAGTGTCTGCAAAGTCCAAGAACGCTGTAGTGCCAGTAGACGTGGGGTTTGTAGAGATAGTGAGTGTATTCCCGCCCGCCGTGTAGCCTGTGCCTGAAACCTCGTTAGTCACGCTGTATGCCGTAGTAGTGGCGTCTAGCGTAGCTGATGAAGTAAACAGAGCAATCTTGAATGTCTGTGCTGTACCTGCACTAAAATCAAAGTCTCCTCCGAGGATTTGAACTTTGAATGATGTTGCCATAGCTTGTGTAATAGCCATTTGTGTTTCCTCTTAAATTAACGCGGGGTTATACGGAGTTGACCAGAGCGGTACATATCTTCCCGCATCTTGCCGTCCCCTAAGTTTTTGAGTAGCGCCATAGCGTCTACATACATGCTCTGATAGAGCTGAACCATATCAGGCTCGCCCTTAATAAAGCGTATCGCCTCAACCAAAGCACCATTTAACAGCGCAGAATCAAACTCCTCGCCAAGCCACGTAGTACCCGCAGTAACAATAGACTCGGGGTAGTAGCCGTAGTGTAACTCAACTTCGTACGAAGCATCCGGTGTTGGGCCTATGATAAACGCTGTATCGTCAAAAAGACCGTAATGCTTTGGCGTGCCCGTGCTTGAAGGTCCGGGGTAAGCCTCGCGGATGAAGTTAACATCCTTATTCAGCAAGTACTCGTAGTTGCCATCACCGTCAATAACCGCTAAAGAGAAAGGGTAAAGAAAGTCTGTCGGGAACACCAAGTACTTATTGCTAGCCGTCAGGTTACCTGTCTGGTTACGACGCAAAGCCGGTATCTGAACAGTGTTGTAAATCTTCTGCTCAGCCTGATCCGTAAACATAGCAAGCTGCTCATCGGTAAACGACTGCTCGCATATATCTTCTATGTTCGTTTTAAGCTCGGTGTAATTCACCTGCTACTCCTTAACCCATTGGGCCTCGGGCCATAGTACCTTTAGTGGCCGCACCTACACCACGCATCTTAACACCGCTAGTCTTCATGTCCTTCGGCGGTTGATTGCAGCAGTCGGCTACTTTGTACATTACAGGCTCGTTCGGGAACTCTATTACCTTCGGGGCCTTCACGTTTGATCTTGACTTCATTTTCATTTCTGTCTCCTAGCTCGTAGTTACTGTTACTGTGCCTACGACGCCTGTCCCTTCCAAATTGTCTGGGGTAAGTCCAAAAGGATCGTTTAGTCCTACTGGGTCCCATCCCCATTGAATGTCCCTGCTGCTTACCAACTCCGCAGAGTCTGGTCGTGGGTTTCGTAGTGCTTGGGGGTCTTCAACTGGAAACTCCCCTAATCTGTTCTGTGGCTGATCCGGTTCCCAACACTCAGGGCATGCCTTAATGTTAGTCTTATTTCCCTTAACAATCAGCTCTTTAAGCTCTCGTAACTTGTATTGAAAGCCACATACGTCGCATATTGCGATTGCTTTTTGCCCAGACGCATACTTGTAGCTCATGTCTACCTCACGCCATAAATACGCGGCACCAAGCTAAGTGTGGCTTTCTCACGGTCTTCGCCCGCCGCTAACTCAAACTGGCGCTCGTACTCGGTCTGTAGCATAGGAATACGGGGCATTAAATCTGGGTCTTTCTGGGCTATGTAATAAGCCAATCCCGCAACGAGGCAGGGCAAGAAACGAAAGTTAACGTCTGCTGTGTTTACCCCTGTACCGGCATCTTCAATACGACGCATACGCCAATACTTAAGCACGTAGTAAGGCTCTGCTAGGGTACCTTGGTCTGGCACAGGCCACACAGTAACTGAGGGGTTAACTTGCCCACGGTCTATGTACATCTGAATAGGGCGGCCTTGGTTTAGCTTGTTAGGAATACTGGAGTAGGTAGAGACGCTGATACGTGTGATGTTCAGGTCAGACTGGGTGCTAATGTTGCCATTGCCCGTACGCACTACGTGTTCTAGTAAATCTATAGTATCTGCCGGAAGGTCGTAAGTGGCTGTGCCTTGAGCGAGGTTTAACGTCCCCTCTTCAATAGTCCACATGTTAATGCCACGGTTCTGCCACTCGATAGTCAGCAGGTTCATGGAACGACGAGCAGTACGCAGGTCATACCCAGAACGCATTTCTCTACCGGCACGTTCCCACGCTTCTTCCGCAATCTCGGTGAAGTCCATGTTGAACGCTGTAGTGCCAGAAGTTGCCATTATTTCTTCTTCCTTTTAAGCGGGGCTACACGCTTGGGTTTTCCTGCCGGTTGCCCTAGGCGCTTCTTCTGCGCTACTCGGGACTTCTTTTCTGCCGCTGTCATTTCACCAGAGGTCTTAGGCGTTTTACTGGAGACGCGCTTTGTGGGCCTACAGTACGGGGTTCCCCGCTTCTCGCCTTCTTTGCGGCCACAGGCTTTGCC